TGTTCGACAGAATCTGGCCCTGTCGATTGTTGGCCGGGTCCGTGTCGATAGCCCACAGCTGGATCGACCGGCGGGCAAAGGCGGCCAACTGGCCTTGGTACAAAGCTAGGGCCGTCAGAGACTCATTGCCGCCTTCGTTGTTGGAAAGGTTAATGAAGCCGGCGCCGGTTCCATTGTTGCCCCACTTGGTCACCTGGTTGACACCGGAGAAGAAAAGACTGGAACCGCTGGTAATGTGAGCCTTGGTCTTGAACGTAAGCGCAGAAACAGGCTTCGTTCCGGATACGCGAGAAGCACCCCAGTAAAGAGGGTTAGAGCTGTCGAGCGTAGGCGTGGCAATAAGCGTGACCTTTTTGCTAGGATCCTGCGTTCCGCCCAGAGTGTAGGTTACGATCTTCGGAAGAGGCGATACGCCGTCTTTACCTCCGGCCATCGAAACGGCGGTTCCGACCTTCACGTTACCGATGGTAATGACGGTAATGGCCCTGCCGTTCGCCCCAGCTCCGTAACCAGGATTGGAAGTCAGAACAACACGTCCGTCTGAAAAACTAGCCGTGTATTCAACAGCCGACGTGGTCAAGTTGATGTCGTTCACAACCGCCGACATCGTTGCGGAGTTTGACGTCTGCCAGTAAATCCTGTTGGTGTTGACACGAACTCCATCAACATACACCTGGTCGATGGCGTTTTCCGTGCCTCCGGAGAACGTCCCAAGACGGGCCATGAAGCGACCAGGGGTTACGGCACTAGCCTGGATCGTCGAGGTGTCTACGAGTTCAGAAAGACCTGTTACCCCGGTAGGGTTTGAGTCGAACTCAACCCATACCTTATAGCCGTTGTCAGAAAGAGCGATAATACGGCTCTTGATTTCAATTTGACCGGAAGACACTCCGCTCTGGTTATAAACGCCTAGGTAGCTATTCGCATAGATACCGCCATAAGGATTAGATACGGCGTAATTATCGATAACCTTGTAAATCGCGTATGCCAGTCGTTGAGCCGGCGTCGTGTAAGTTGCTCCGGCCGGAAAAGAACCGTAGCCAATAGGAGAAGTGAGGCCGGTGATCGGACTCCAGTTAACGATGCCACCGAAGCCGGGTGTGCTTTCGACGAGAACCTGCGTGATGCCAGGCAACGACGCAGCGTCGATAGATAGGAGCGTCTTGTTGCCAGTTGAAGCACGAATGCCGGTCGTACCTTCGCTGATAGTGAAATATCCGGTGGCCTTCACCTCGTCGACCTTTGCGACAGATGATTGCGTCACAGCCGTTGTAACTGTGATCGACCCTTCGGTCGTATAAGAAGGCGTCCAATCAGTACCGCTAGGTCCGGTGACGGTAATGACCGTGCTAGAGGACATCGGGACAACTGAAGCCGTGTATCCGCTGGCCGCCGCGTTGACGGCTAGGGAAAGGTTTACAGCCAACGCGCGGAGATCAAGACCGCTTGAAATGCCGAAGTAAAAGTCACCGATCACGGCCCCGTCCCAGAACGGGTAGACATCTCCATTGCTGAACTTGGCGATTGCAAACGGCTTTCCGCCGTAAAGGGTCGAGTAAACAAGCTCGGTCATCGCGGCAGCAGGAACTTCCGGATGAGTGAGGCGCTGGTATGTTACTCCAGCCGGCATAGTCAAACCAAGCGCCGATCCAAAAACATAGATGCTGTTTTCGGCAGCCTCCATGCCGAAAGTTCCGGCCGGCAATGACGCGAAGGTGGCGAACTTCTTGCGCTTCTCGATCTCTCCACCGCGAGAGACGTGGGCGTTCTTGAGCGTCTGTAGGGTGCCAGGCTTCGCCGTCAGCGGGTGTTTCCGCGTGTCGAGGCCCGCGGAGAAGTTCTCGACTACGATGTATGCCATAGATTAAACCCGGTCGCTAGGCACGATGCGCGCGCCCTTGAGCGTCCAGGAGTCAAAGGAGGGTGAGCCGCCGCCGAGCGTGAAGACATCATTCTTGATGCCCTGGCCCTTGAGCTTCTGCAGAAGCTGGGCCGCTGCGTTTGCCTTGGCGTTGGCGTCGTCGGACTTCGCGCGGGCGAGCAGCTCGGCCGCCGCGGTCAAGACGATGAGGTTATCGTCGAGCAGCGCAACGTCGTTGTCGTTGACCATCTGCGGACACTTCTTGATGGCCTTGAAACGAAGCACGCACTCGTCGCTCGACGGCATCGGCCAGACCTCGAACTGGTTGCCCTCGTAGTGGCGCCAGCGGGTGGGCGGATCTTCCTTCTCGCCTTCGCCCGGGTCGGACGAGTTGTACTCCTCGGTGCCGATGCCGTAGTCGAGCGGACGCCAGCTGGACGAGTATCGGACATGAGCCGAGCTGATGCGGCCAAAGTCGATGTCGTTGTCGAAGGCGTAGTACCGCTGGCCGTTCAGCATCGGCTCGTCGCGTTCGATAAACGCAAACGGCCAGTCGAACGACTCCCACAGCTGCTGTTGCACGCGGTTGAGGAGCTGCTTCAGCGACGGAAGCGTGTTCACGCCCATCGATACGTTGGTCGAAGCGCCGATCTCCGCCCGCAGGGCATCGACCAGCGCCGATAGCTGGGTGCCGCGTGCCATGTCTTACTTCTTCTTGGCGGTGGCGTCGACGACCGGCTCTTCAACGCCAATCTCGACAAGGGTCTGGGGAAGCTTGCCAAGTACGCCAGGGAAGAGCTTCTCGACCACAGGGGGGGTGTATTCGCGTTCCAGGCGGTCGCGTTCTTCCTTCTGGTCAACGACCTCGGAGCGGGTCTTCTTGATGTTGACGACGGCGTCGTGGCCGTGGAGGGACTTGATGACGGGGATTTCGGCGGCCGAGACTTCCTTGATCACGGTGTTCTCCAGGGAGCCGGCGAGACGAACTTCGATTTGGGCGTATTCCATAGGTCCTATCATCGTGCCTGTAGCCGGCCCTGTTGCAAGCAAAAGGGGGTGGCTCCTTTCGGAACCACCCCCAGAGGATGCTATCAGCTACCGATTAGGCGACTTCGTAGACGCCGCAACCGTTGAACTGCTTGCCGACGAGGCCGCCGGTCCAGGTCATGGCGCGGTACAGGACGTACTGGTCGTGCGGGCGAGCAGGGCTGTGGGTCTTGTTCTCCTCGCCGTCCATGACGTAGAGGTTGATGTTGCCTTCGTCGATGAAGTACGCGCGATTGGTGTAACCGAGGTCATCGAGGGTCGGGTCATAGATGAACTCGCCGATGCCCTGCATGGTGATGCCGGCAACGCCGATGTCGGTCATACCCTTGGCGAAGCCCGTCTGGGTGAACGTACCCTTCGAGGTGATTTCCAGGTCGAGCTTCTCAAGGAAACCGGAGCCGCAGAGAACCAAGGAGGGCTTGCCACCGAAGCGGGTCAGCTGGCGGTACTCCTTGCGGAGGAACTCGCTGATCTTCTGGGAGCCGGAGACGTAGGTGATCTTGTTAGCGCCGACAGCCGAGCGGTTGCGCCAGAGGGGGTTGGTCGCGCGGTCGATGCCACCCACCGTGCCGGTCGCAGGAGCGTCGGCGATGAGGGACAGGAGGCCGGGGACTTCCTTCGGCTGGGAGACGCCGTCGCGCCAGAGCATGGCGTTGAACGACTTGGCCCAACCCTCGTTCATGTCCTTGAGCTTCTCGTCGAGCAGGCCGGTAAGGACGGTGACGTCGCGATCGGAATGCTTGGAGGTGGACTCGCCGGACGTGCTGTCAACGACGGACAGGCCGTCGTGCTTCAGCTCGGTGAGGGTGAGGCTGATGCCAGCGTGGATTTCCTTCCAGGGGTAGGAAGCGCGCTTGGTGTTGGCCGGGTTGGCGTAGGCGACGGTATCGTTGTGCGTGAAGCCAGCGATAGCGGTGGTGTAGTCGAAGACGACCGGCACCGTGATGTTACCCTTGCCACCGGGGAAGGTCTTCTTCTTCTTGGACAGCGCCTTGAGGAGCGGCTTGTCCTGGATGGACTGGGCGAGCGCGCCACCCTTGATGTTGTAATCGAGGGCGGAGGCGGTGATGTTAGCGAGTTCAGCGACCGTGAAGGCCATGTTCGTATGTTCTCTTTTTTAGGGGGGGTTGTTAGCGGGATTGCGACAGACCGATCAAAACCGCTTCTTTCATCGATTTCGGGACGGCAGCCGCGTTGGCGGACGACGTGGAGCTGGACACCGTGTTCAGAGGTCTGCGCTGCGGCGCGAAGCGAGATAGACGTTCCCTAATGATCGAATGAGCGCGCTCAACGAGCGCAAGTGCCTCCTTCGGGGTCGACGGCTTCTCGCTTGATAGCATCAGCTTGACCTGGTCGATGACCAGTTCCTGTTTGGCGGACCAATCGGGATCCTTGGCCTTCATCTGCTGTTCCCAGTTAACCACCGCACTATGGATTTCAGCCTTGGCCGCAATGGCCTGCTGTTCCACAGCATACTGCTGACGCTGAACCTGGAGCTGCTTCTCGGCCTGTAGAGCCGCAAGCTGCTTCGCCGTTTCCTCGTCGATGTAACCTTCTTCGACCTTTTTATGGATCTCGGGAGGCAACGTTTCGCCGACGAAAGCGTCGAGTCGCGCCTTGTACTCGCTGATCTTCTTATGGGCTTCGGCGGGGTTGGTCTTCATAAGGGCCATGATCTGGAACCCTTCGACTACCTCCTCGTTGGTAAGCCCATTCGACGACATGAAGGTGGTGATCTTCCGGTATTCACCGGCTTCCGAGCGATATGCATCTCGCTCGCTGACCACTTCCTTCCAGCGTGGGTGGTTATGGAACGGCAGCTTCTGGTCTGCTTCGGTGCGTTCCTTGTCCTTCGCAGGGTCGTCCAGACCTGGCGCAGGGGGGGTCGCATCCTTGGCGGAAGCTCCGTTGGTTTCCACGGTGGACGAATCCGCGTCAGCGGACTTGTGTACGGCGCGTTTGACGGCGTCGAGCAGGGAAGTCGGCTTCTTGTTAGCGTCCGGGTCGCCCGCCCCCGACGAGGGCTGGCCTTCTTGTTTAGCGTCGGCCGCAGCCGTTGCCGGCTGGGAAATAGGTTCAACAGGCGTGTTGGCCTGCAGGTTGTCGGTGGTCGCTTCGGGTGCGACGATGGTGTCGGGTTGATCCATTGAAAAATACTATATGGTGGTCTTTTCCAAAAATCAACTGTTAGGCATCGTCACGCCGTTGGCGCGGATGTCGGCCGGCGAAGCGGCTGGCTGGGGGCCGTCGGCTCCGGGGGCGCCAGGAGCTGGGGCGACATTGGCCGCGCCGGCTGCACCCTGGGCAGCAGGGTCGGTCGATGGGTCGCCGGTAGCCAGCTGCTTCTGGGCGTTCTGGGCAACGATGGACGGCAGGGCCGCGCGGATGGCGTCGGTGATGTCCAGGCCGTCGTCCAGGCGGTTGATGGCCTGCTTGGCGAGCCACTCCGGGTTCATGCCGGGGATCTGCAGCAGGATGGGGGCGAGACGCTCGAAGTTCTGGATCTGCATGGCCTTGTTCGGGCGGCCGTTGGAGCCGGCTTCAATCTCAAGCATCATTTCCTGGGCAATCTCGTTGGCGGTCAGCTGCGGCCAGACGGCACCAGGGCCGGCGATCTTCTGGACGGTAGCCTGGTCCATCTGCTCAAGCAGCACCTGGCCGGTGGCTCGGGCGATTTCGCCGAGGAAGTCCTCGATGTCGTCGACGTTGGACGATAGACTGGACATGCGGCTGCCTTCGGCGACCGAGACTTCGGTGGCGGTCGACGAGCTGGTTCCGCCGATGTTCGCCTCCTGCGAGCCGACCACGCGCATCATGTCGTCGAGCAGCATCGACGTGTCGTACAGCGACGGGTCAATCGGCGAGTGCTGCACCGGCTGGATAATCTGATTGATAGCCTGGCCTGGCGAAAGGTTCTGAAGCTTGACCACGGCGTTGGCCGGGTGGCTCTGGAGGTTGGTCTGATCCTTCTCGGACAAGGCACCCTCGTAGGTGACGTAGACCGGGCGGTTGGCGAAGCGTTGCTCGCGCAAGCCCTGCCGCGCGCGATTGTACTCCTTCTGCACCGGCATCAGCAGGCGGACGTCGGACAGCGGGTAGATGTCACGCTCCGACTCGACCTCGTTGAAGATAAGCGTGAAGAACGGCCAGAAGCGTTCGAGGTCAAGGTCCGGGGCGGCCGGCTCCTTAAGGAAGTCGTGGTAGCCGTCGGCGA